ATCCACACGAGCAAGTCCTTCACTCATTTGTTTTTGCATTTCAATAGACATGTCGTTAAGTCGAGACAGTTCCTTATCATGTTGTTTAAGTTTAGTCTCATGCTGTTCTACTAGTTGTTCTAACTCCATAACCCCTGCTTTCTAATAATTGATACTCCAATATTTTTTCCTTTCATAATAAAAAGCCTTTTCAGACTGTTTCTCCATAGTTTAATTTGATGTTGGCCATGGATCAGTAGTTTTCCAATTAGCGTAACATTGTGCATTTCTGGTGTTGCTAAAGGCCTCATTTGTTAAGTAGGTCTTTCCATCGCTGTCTAATCTTAAAATCATCGGGTTATACAATGTAGTACTATTATTCATCTCTACTTTCGCTAGTGCTCTTGAAATTGGTCTAAACCCGCTTGGTATTGTGAATCCTGCATCAGTTTGTTCATGTCCTGTAGCACTGGATATTGTAGTTCTTGTACTTATTAATTCAACATCATTTCCTGTCCTACGTAACGTTAATGTCAATGTATAAAAACCCGTGATGTCTACAGTCGTTGTGCGTTCTGTTAAAGTGTCTGTTATTGCAATGCTAGCAAAGCTCTTACTACCTGAAATTGTTTCATCCCCTGTTTTATGAACAACCTCAGAATCATTAGCTTTTAAAGCTAATTTACTGTCCGCTTCAGTCTTAGAATAAGCCCCAACTTGACTAGCTGTTACTGCATGCGGGTTTGATTTGTTATTGATATGAGAATCAACTTTATTTGTTAATTCTGAATCTTTAACGGAAAACCAAGTATAATCGCTAGCAGACTTATTTGTTTTTACAGCGTTGCTGAAACCTACATACTTCGGCCAGTCAGCAGTTGTGACTTCGCTAGATGAGGGCATCCAAGGAGTGGCGATTGAGCCTGGTTCCCACTTATGACCAGCAGTCCATAAAATTGAATCTGCACCTAAGCCTGATATTTCGTATTTAAACCACACTCTATCATTAGCTTTTAAATTTAAAGTTACGTTATCTCTAGTCCAGTCAAAGTTATTACCTATTGATTTTTGCATTATATTAGCAGCTGTACTATTTAATCCAGCATATCTCATTATATTAGCCGTATTTCCTGAACTTTTAATATAAGCTGAGAATGTATAAACACCGTCTTTTGGTGCAATAAATGTTTTACAAATACCGTTCCATTGCCCAGTCCGTTTTTTAACAGTTAAGCCTTTATATGTTCCATCAGTTACCCAGCTACTTGAATATGTCCAAGTTCCACTAAAATCTTTAGTACCATCCAACAAGTTCAAACTCGGGTAAACAGTCGTGAAACCGTCAATGCCGTCTGCGCTGTTGGCATAGGCGATTGAGTTAATATTAGCTGATAATACCGCTTGAGTAAGGCTAGGGGTCATATATTTAGCATTGCTAATTCCCTGCTTAGCCTCATCTTCTGTAGCTAAACCAAAGTTTTGAACATTGCCAAGCCCGACTTGTGCAGCCGTAACTTTGTGAGGATTATTTAAATCAGCGGTATGAGCTTCAATACCTTCTTCAATATGGTTCATACGGTTGTCAGTAACTACAGCTCCATTTTCGATATTCTCTTCTTCAGTTTTTAAATCGTCATATTTATTCCAGATTTGCTTTTCATAAGCCATTGTCACTCTCCTTATTTTGATAGTTACTGATTAATACTTGCATTTTTGCATTTTCAAGTTCAAGGTGTACAATTCTACTTAATAATTGATTAATCAATTTTTCTGCATCTATTTGTTCATCCACAGTTTAAAGCCTCCATCTTTTATTGTTCATTTTTAAACTCTTCTATTTCTTTAACTTCTTCAAAAGTCATATCATTGAGCACTAAACGATCCGTCTCATATCCCCTACGTTTCGCTTTAATTTCCCAAGCAAACTTCACATTTGGTACTGATGATTTTACACAGAAACGATAGGGCTGACGTTCATGAACGAACACGAAACCTTCCGAATAACTCTGCAGAAATACTTGGTATTCGTAACCCGTAGTGTTTACTACGTCAGAAAATAAAGTTTCTATTTCTATCCATGCTTCCCCATTATCGTCTGTTACGGCCGTACCAATGTCTCCTAGATAAGACTCAGCGGTTTCGTAAGCTGGGGTTAATCGTACACCGTTTCTGGTTATATTAGCAGCATTTTTTGTACCTAAAACTGATAGATTACCCATTACTGTTAAATTTTTTATTATCCCAGTATTCCCACTAATTTCAATATCATTATTTCCATAAAAAGAGTAACCAACACTAATGCTATATGTCCCGCCTTGAATACTCGCACTACTGTTTCCATATACTGTAATACCTGAAGAATTTGGTGACAGAGCATCAATCCTTGTAGAACCGATATATTTCTTACCAGAGTCAAAAAAATTTTGATAATAGTTTACTTGACCATTTGAGATTTGGAAGCCCGAACCAGTTGAATTAAAAGAATGAAAGTAACTATTATCCAAATCGAGCCTAATTAGATTATTAAGTCCCGATATATATCCTTTTTGAAATTGAACAGCACCCGTATTCAAATTCATACTCAAATTCGTTCCCTTTAATGTACCAGTTGTAATACTTGAAGCATTAAGATTAATAACACTAATATTGTTACCATTCAAAGTCCCAGTAGATATATTGGATGCGTTCAAATTGATAATATTTACATTAGCTGCATTCAATGTTCCAGCACTAATTTTTGAAGCACTGAGGCTACCAATCATCGCATCTTTGATAATGGCATCATCAATCCGTGTCTGATCAGTTAACCAAATCTTAGCTCCACTTATTTTTAACCACTCTTTACCATCCATCTCTTGCGACAGATTAATTGTTTTAACAATTTCGTCTGATGGAACAGAATTATCAATCTTCTCCTGTATCTCATCGGACAATCTTGTTGAAGTGGTCATTACCCAGTCATAAGTGCCATCTTCTAGTTTCGAGTAAATCCATATTTCATCATCTGGTCCATTCTTTTTAAACCAAATGTCTCCTTCTTTAGGATAAGGCGGTTCTTCTGTACCATCATAGACTGAGTTTTTCCCAGCTGCATCAAGCCTTGAATTAATATCCTTAATAATTTGATTCATAGGAGGTGAATAGGCTGAAACAGTTTGTGCTGATGAGTTAGTGTTAGCAGAACTTACTGCTGTAAGCCCCCCACTAAAGGTCAGCGTGTAACTCAGATTAGGGGCTTTAAAACTCGTGCCATCTCTGTCTGTTAATGTAAGCCAGTCGCCCATCTCAAGCGCTGGATTTCCTCGCCAGTTCAGAGTAAAAGGGTAAAAGTTAAGGTCTTTGACTTTCTGATAAATATTATCCAACTGGGACTGTGTCATGACTTTGTTGTCAAGAACAATTTGCGGTCCTGTATTGCTCCCAGAGGTATAAGTAACTTGCTCATCTCCGCTTTTGCTCTTAACAGAAACGGTACAAGAAATTCCTCCAACTTTATACATTAACTCGTTTTTAGTCAATCCTTTTTGAAAATATTCATAAGGAGAAATACTGAACTTCGGATCAATCAACTGCTTGACTTCAAGCTCATTATTGCGATTGAATCTTGCATAACCTACTTCAAATTGAGCAATTAACCCTATTGCTTGTCTGTAGGTGTAACCCTCAGGTTTACCGATTGTAGTGGTGCTAATCATGGAGAAGTTTGTCTCATTGATTTTCATACCACTTTTATTAGCTATCTCAAGAGCCACATCTCGTATCTTAGCCGGATACTTCAATTCTGAAACATACTCATCTTCCATAAAAAGAAAACGATCACTCGCTTCGAGTGTCGTCGTTTTTTCGTTCCTGTCTGGATCACAAGTTGTGACATAAAACGTCCCAAGTGGAACATACTCATAAACCGTAGGTTTATAATGGATAATTTTTGCGCTACCTACTTGTGCGCTACCTACTTGTGCTGGGGGTATATTAGTATAGTTAAAGTCAGCATCATAAGTTGCAATGCCTACTTCAACTATCACCTCATCTAATTCTTTAATCCCTTCAATGATTGAACAAAATTCAATCTTTATTGAATTTGAAAAGGTTGAACCAATTTGAAAGGTTTCTCCAGAAATTGAGCCTCCTGTGAAAACCCAGCTATTGATATCCTTTTTTGTGTAGATTGTATCACCAATCTTTATCCTTGTTTCAAACCTTCGATTCTCTGCCTTCATTGCATCGTTAAATTCAGTAGAAACATCGAGCATCTTACATCACCTACTTTTCTATTAAATTAACGGACAGATTTTCCCATTTCATTGACTGAAATTTATCATTCCATGAGTAGGAAGGCATGGTAGAGTCTCCAGCATAAAATGTTTTACTTCGTTGGCGTCCAATTTGTGGATCAGGATAAATAACAACAAAGAAAGGCTGATTAATTCGCTGAAGGATATCTGATATTTCAGAATCACTTAACGGGCCCCACTTAATTGTTAATTTTGTTTTTTGGGCAATGACATCTCTGACCATTTCCCCATTTGCATTTCGCCCTGAAGAATCCGCATCAATGGTTGAAATATCAACACTGAATTCTTTAGGTGTTTTTACCGTTACTCCGTTAATTTGTAGTACGCCTGCCATTGATACCTCCTTTATATATTTAATTCACTGTAACCGAGTTGTTGATGGTACTTATTAATTTCAGAAACAGCAATTCGTCCAAATTCTCGACCACCAATATTAATAACAATGTCTCCATTGGAAGCTTGTGAAGATTGCGCTCCTAGCGATTGAACAAGCATCATGATTGCACTTGTCAACGAACCATTCATATTTGCAAGCCCATATCCAGAAACACCTTGGTTGTTACCATTGATTGTTGAATTACTATAGTCTACAGGCTTATCATTAAACATTTCAGGCAACTGCAAAGTTTCAAAAGCTTTAAAATCGCTTGAAGAATTATATGGATTATACTTGGAAGGTACAACCATTTCTCCTTCATGAATCATAGCAAGCTGATCTTCTGGTACATAAGGCGTTCCTTTAGCATAACCGTGTCCATGGCCAATAACTTGAAGCATACCAGGATCACCATAACGTCCTTTAGCATAATGAATTGCTGCCAAGGCATTATCATACCCATTAAAAATATTGCCATGTCCTGGGAACTTATTCGCATTAAAGGTTGCGGAGATAGTTTGTAAAAAACCTTTTGCCAAGTCACCAGTAATTGTATTAATATCAGTATATCCACCTTGTACGGCTTTCTCATTACCTCCTGATTCGCTTTGTACTTGTCTTAGCCAAGCATTGACATAGTTTTCAGAAGTTGATACACCGTTCATTGACAGAGCTTTTTTAATAACTGGTCGCCAACGTTCGACACCAGTACCTGATGGACTTTCTGAGCCTTCTGAGAATGCCTTTTTAATCATTCCCAACGCTCCATTAGCTATGGTAGATATCCCACCAGTCGCAATAGATAACGCAGGTTCAACCGCTTTTGAAAGATTAGTGAACTTGCTTATTGCAATTTTTAAAATCTTTTCTGGATGAGTCGCATAGTCCCAAATATCGCCAACCATTTCTTTAGCTTGGTTCCATTTTTCGCCCATCCAGTCTCCAATACCATTTGCATAGGCAGGCATTCCTGACATTGCTTTTGCAGTTTTAGCACCGCTCAGTACTTGGGTTCCTCTAGGAAGGTCAACCATCAAGTTCCTTACCTTAGGGAATAGCCCTGTCTTGCCATCAGGAGTACGATACATTTCTTGCCATTGACTCCCTGAGCCATCATTTACAAGCGCTGGACCTCCTGGATGACCTTCAGTACCGGTAGCATATCTTGGTACACTCCAGTGGCCTAATCTATTACCTGAACCAACTTTACCAAGAACCCAGTTGATCCCATCAATTACACCGTTAACAGCACCACCAATGACGCCTGTAATCCCATTACCAATAGCTGCCGCACCTTTTTTAACAGCCTGAACGCCTTTTTCTAATCCTGAACCGATTTTTCGCCCCATACCAGAAGCCCATGAAGCGACCGAATCAAATGCACTCTTTGAGGTCGTCTTAATTGATGATGCATATCCTGCCATCTTGTCTTTCATAGTAGACCAAGCACTAGAAGCATTATTTTTAGCAGTGTTCGCAGCATTAGAGACTGATGTTTTAACATTCCCCCAAGCACTGTTTGTGTTACTCTTGATTTCTCCCCATTTTTTAGAAACTTTGTTACCAATAGAATCCGCTGTATCATGAACAGCTTTTTTGGTATCTCCCCATTTTGTGGAAGTCCAGTTTTTTACATTATCCCATGCATCAGAAGTTCCTTTTTTTACTTCGTTCCACTTCGTAGAAACTTTGTTACCAATGGATTCCGCTGTATCATGAACTGATTTTTTAGCAGCGTTCCATTTTTCAGAGGTCCAATTTTTTACTTTGTCCCATGTATCTGATGTTATTTTGGATATGTTTGACCACGTATTACTTACTAATTTTTTAGCATTATCTACTGCAGAACCGATTGCATTAGTGACACTTCCCCATAACTCAGTTGAAACATCTAGTATTTTTTGCGTTTTTTCAGAAATACTTTTCTTTAGACCATCCCAAATTCCAACTATTAGGCTAGAGATATTCCCGATAAGGCTAGAAATACCATTTATTAGACCCTGAATTAAGAAACTGCCTATTTCAGCAAATACCGTAGACGGTGAATGAATCCCAAATAACGACTTAACTGCATTTATTACTGGATCTACTAGATTTTCCTTAATCCACGAGCCTATGTTGCTTAAACTATCACTGATACCTTTAAACAAGCCATCTATAATATCAGTTCCGATTTTTATAGCAGATTGCAAAAAGTTTTTGTTTTTAGCTAACCAATCACCCAGTGCATTTAAGATATCAGCTACACCTTGTAATTCATTTACTAAATTCTTACCGACCCATTTTGCAATTGGCTGTAAAAATTTTTCCCATAGCCATGTAAACAAAGGTTTTAAAACTTCTATTACTCCGTTAATTACCTTTAGTGCTCCTGCTAATACATCTAGAAAGACAGGTAGAGCATCTTCTATTGTATATTTAGCAAGAGGTAGTAAAACATTTTTATATAACCATTCTAAACCGGCACCAATGTTATCAGCTAATGGCCGAATACTCTTCAAGAGCTTTTCTACACCTTTTAACAAAGGTGAAAAATCTAGCTTTTTAGCCCAATCCGCACCAGCTTTTGTCATATGATTCAGATGCTTAAGTAAATCATTGACAATTCCTAAGATATCGGAAAATATTTTCTTACCTGTCCCAGCTTCATCCCAGGCTTTTTTAAATTGCTCAGCGAGATTTCCTATACCATCAAACAGATTCGTAAAAATCTCTAGTATATTGGCTGCTATTTCCTCACCAGTTCCGTCATTCCAAGCTTCTCTAAATGATTTAGCGATAGAGTGGAGCATTTCGAGAATTTTATTCAATCCATCAAATAATGACTGGATTAATGCTGTTCCTCTGCCGTTATCGTTCCATGCATCTTTAAACGCTTTAGCGACGTCTCCAATAATTCCAAGGACATCAGCCAAGAGTATCAGAATGTTTTCTATGAACTTCTGACCTGTGCCATTAGTCCATACTTTCATGAATGATTTACCAATTGAAGAAGCTAAACCGATAACTTCTCCCAAAGCATATTTCCATGCATCAATAACTTTTTGCCCTTGGTTTTTCCATGCATCTTGAAAAGGCTTGAAGAAATCTTTCAACAACCCTTGCATATCCTTCATCCACTTAGGAGTTGAATAATTCCCTGCTGCAGCTCCAAAGTCAACACTCGGTCGTGGAGAATCGTCTTTTGATGTTGTATCATCATCTGTTTTATCCTGCAAACCGATACGATTAATCTCATCAAAGCCCATTAATGAGCGCTGAAGTTTATCTACTTTATCCTTCGCTTTAGAAGCAGATGAACCCGTATCATTCATTGCCTGAACGTTATTATAAAGTCCCTCAGCTCCTTTTTTAGAAGCCTGATAAGTTGTACCAAATAATTCAGAAATGAACGCAGCAAGCTGTCCTGTAAGTGTAGCAAGTGCGCTCATCATGGCATTGATAGCTGGTAGGATGGCCGTATAAATCGGATAAAAGGCGGTCAGTAAATTAACTTTAATTTGATTCAGTGAGTTAGAAAATTGATCGTTCGTTTTAAGAGCGCTCATCATTCCACCAGCTAATTTACTAATGGCTCCACCAATTAATTGATAGACAATTAAGGAAGGTAACAAGTATTTCATTGATTGTAAAAAGGCATTGTTACCCATAGACATTCCACGAGTACCTTGCGTAACCTTCTTAGAGGTATTGGTAAATAAGCTACCAAATTTCCCCAACACACCAAATGAATTTTTTAACCCGTTACCTATTCCCCCAGCTCCATGAGAAATAGAGTTGGACATTCGGTTGAAAACTCCACCGTATTTAGAAACTGCTCGCTCAGATTGTTTTAAACCTGTTCCAGTCATACTTGCACCAGATGCTGCCGTACCTGTAGCCATTGATGACTGACTAAGTACTGCATTAATACGTCCAATAGCTTTTCTTAATGATTCCGCACGCTCTTCTGTTTGTTGATATTCTTTTTGCAAAATATCGTTACTGCTTGCTAATTTTTGCATTTTATCAGATTGTGCTTGAATCTTTTGAGCAGTCTTCAATGAATCAGGGGTATCAACATTCTTAAATCCCTTATCAAAACTTCCAACTGGTTTTAATTGATATTGATATTCCTTTTGTAAAGCTCGAACACTTTCACGCATTGTATAATACTTAGCTTCATTGGCATCCATTACTTTTGCAATTCGCTCTAAAGATGAAGGCACTGCATCAAACTCAGTCTTCATTGATCTAGCAAGACTCTTTGCTTGGTCTTGATATTTAATCATTGATGCCTGAGCCCGTGCAATCTGGTCATCATATTTAACCGTTTTGCCAGTGTCTCCTTGACTAGAAGCACTTTGTCGCTGTGATTTAAGATAAGCCACTTTTTCTTGTGCAGCTTTAGCCTGTCCCATTTTTGCATTGATGTCGTTAATCATAGCATCAATCTCTTTATTCATTTTAGGACGAGCCTTTTTAACTCCATTTGATAAATTAGTTCCAACAGTTTCGGATGATTTCTTAGAAGAACTTTCAAGATTACTCATAACCTTTTCAAAGGTCTGGTTCATCTTTTCTAGCTGTTTCTGAAATTGAGTAGTCCCTTTATCCATACTCATATTTTCCTCAGTCTTTTTCATAGACTGGCCAGTGATATTTTCTAATTTACCCATTATAGATTCAACTTTAGGTAATACTTTATCAAGTGCTTCTTGCATCTTAACTGTGTTGGCATCAAACAATATTTCAAGTGTTTCTAACTCCATATTCTCACCTCCTTACTAATTATTTTTTATTCTTGGCTTGTTCCCTTTTTCGAGTTTCTTGAATAAGCATTGCATTTTGTCTCATGATCTCTTGATCACTTAACGTTTCTTTTTTGCGCATCTCTTCTTCAGAAACAGCCTCTTTTACTTCTTCTTTAATTTGTTTCAAAAATGGATAAGCTTCCTCAAACTTTGGAAAGTTTTTAGGATCGTTAAAAGCAAAAATAGCCATTCTTTGTTGAGAGTAGTCAAACATAGCTTGTTCTCTCAATTTATTTTCATGTCTTTTTTTATTTGCCTCTACTTGGACCATAATTTCATCAAAAGTCATACTCCAATACTCTGTCGAAGAAATACCCGCCTCAACAGCTTGCGGGTAGAGTTCATTCAACATATCTGACAAATTGTTATAGGTTTTTACAGGATGTCGTTGTCCACTGTCAGTTCGTTGTCCAGAGATTCGCCACTTGTCGCTTTTTTCTCCGTTTCCTTCTTGCCGAAAAAACCCGCTTCATCAAGGAGTTCTTGAATAGTTTCAAAGAGGTCAAAGGTAGTATGCCCTTCTTCAATGAAACGCTCAAATGCTGCTACTAAATCAGAATCTGAAACACCGCTAGTTTGGTTTGCACCTTGAAGGACCATCAACAATTTATTAGTTCCAGGCAATTTAAATCCACCTTGACCATTTACAAAAAGACCCATGAGTGACTCATCTAGTCGTTTTTCAATGGCAATAATTGCTTTCCCACTCAAGCGCAGTTGCAGATTCAATCCACCAAATTCAAATTGTTTTGTGTTAGGCATTTTTACGATATTTCCTTTTGTCATTTTTGTTTCTCCGATTTCTATATTTATAAAAAATAAAAAGGCTAGCCACTCTGACTAACCTTCAATTACTAAGCTGTAGGTGCTGTTGCTGGTGTAAAGGTAGGACCATCCGATACAACCACTACTAAGTTAAATCCAAGCGCTTGGTTAATTTCAACACCATCAAATTTATATGAAGGTTGACCTGTAAAGGCAACTTTCAAGCCATCAGAGTATGTTACAGTCCAACTGACTGATTTACCAGTTTTAACCAAAGTATCAACATCTTTGAAGTTGTCACCTTGATAAACGATTGCGAATTCCAAATTTTCTGAATCCTGAATCCCTGCAATATATGCTTTTTTAGCTGAACCTAAGTGAGTAACATCTACTTTTTCAGGGTCAGATCCCATTGTTGGGATAGATTTTACCGCTGCAATTGTTTTTGTTGTAGAACCGTCTTGATAAGATAAGACAGCTCCTTTTGATAATAGACCTGCAAATGTTGCCATGTTTATTTCCTCCTATTTTGAATAAACGTATTTTGTTTTATTATCCACTATTGCGGATAGTTCAATAATGACACGCTTTAAATCTGCTGTATTAGCATCTCTTTGTGTGCCTGTAAAACCAATATCACCAAATTGTTCGATGATATTATTAACGATAGTTGTCAAACTACTTTTAGAATATAATTCTATTGTGATTGACCATTTTGTTTGAAGTTCATCTCCACTTCCATCTACAAAATGTGGGTTGTTAACCGTTCTGTAGATAGCTGTAGGAAAGTCATTCCATGTTGACGGATAATCAGTCGCTACTTTTTTAATCTCGGATATACCATTTAAAACGGAAACAGTAGCAACTTTAATATTTACTCTTTCCATTATTTAAGCTCCCTCAATTTCTTTTGGACATGCTCTTTGTATATCTCAGGCATTTGCGGAAGTATTTCTTTCAATGATGGATATAAGAAAGGTCTTGCTGGTTGACCGCTTGTGATGTAGAATTCTTTGCCTTGAATAGTAATCTTAGGCATGCCATAGATTTCATTCAAATCAATACCAACTTCTTCAGCTGGAATGAACCATCGTGTTTGCGTATAAACTGGGTTAACTCCTTCTGGTAAATCTTTAGAACTTGCTTGCCCATTTGGACCAGTACCGAATTCTCTGTACCATTTTGTTATCACTAGGTTTTTTATCCTAGCTTCTTACTGTCGCCAATAAGTTCGGCATATATTTTCATCTCATAGAGATGTTGCGCACTCGTGGGAGAATTATATTCTATGCTTCTTGACTAATCAAAAAGCATAGGTTCATCTCCTATGCTCTACAGTGATATATAGTTTTTATTCTATATATTTACCTCGGTATTGTCTTATTTATTTTTGTAGCCATTTAAGCTACCTGAATAGAAAATCTTTTCCTCTGGAAGTCCTCTTCTATATCTTTCTGAAAGTGTACTTAGTTTTATTCCTAGTTCTTTTGACCACTCTGTCATAGTCATTGTTTTGTCATTGTGCGTAAGCAAAACATTGTCTTTTCTTATGAAATTTTCTTTTTGGAATAATTCAGGTAAGTTAATTCCATAATTAATTCTACTCTGTAAGGTATTATAATTAATCCCTAACTCAATAGACCATTGTTTTAAGGTTTGAGTTTTACCGTTAAAAGTAATCATGACATTATTCGTTCTATTGTTTGCTTGTTCTTTCCAAGTTGCCCATTTGCAATTTTCTGGTTCATAATTTCCGTTAACATCAATTCTATCTATGGTTAACTCGTCATTATAACCATTATTCATAGCCCAATCAACAAATATTTCTACATCATGCCATTGTTCACAAACATTTATTCCTCTACCGCCATAATTAGAATAATGACTATTTTCAATGTTTTCACATCTCGATATCATAGCTTCCCATGTATGATAGATTCTTTTTCTAGAAAGTCCATGAATTACTCTACCTTGACCATTCGGAAGATTTATTTTGTCTTGTTCTTTCTTTAAACAACCACAACTTTTTACCGACCCATCTTTTAACGAATCAGTTCTAACAACTTTTGTTTTCCCACACTCGCAATCACATTCCCAGTAGGTTTTTCTACCGCTCCTTCTTTCAGAAAGTTTTGTAGCAGTTAATCTGCCAAATTTCAATCCAGTTAAATCATTTAGCCCATTCCCTTTAGAGAATTGACCATTTATTTTTCTATTCATGTTATCTCCTTGATACTATTATACCAGTACCAAGTTCGATAATCAAATTAAGAGTTCCACCGATTTTACGCAATTTAATTACCTTTTAATCGCTTAAAAGGAGGGCATACATTTTACCCCTTGAGCTTTATCAGACCAGACACGACCTACAATATTTCCATCAGCATTTTCAACTACTTCAGTCTTCAAGCTTCCAATTAGCTCTCCAGAGCTATACTTCATACTAGAAGAAAGCCGTAACTCAGCAGCTGAGCGAACCAACTCTGTTATTTCGTAAGTCGCATCATTCACAGCGTCATTTAAGATTTTAGGCATGGCATTAATTTTTCTTTTAAGCCTGTCCAATCCTTTAATTTCAACTCCCAATGTCATCGTTCCTTTCTAACATCACATTGATGTGTGTAGAAAAGGCTTGAATCGACTTGATTTTATAATCAGGGTCACTGTCCTTACCGACATACAAACAGATGCCACTGTTTTCGTCTCTACCCTCTTTTAACTCGTTGCCTTGATACTTACATGATTTCATGCTAGAAAGCTTAGAACCGTAAAGCGTGGCGTTGACAGAGCCACTTGCTGATTGCACATTCATTTTTAAAGGGATGGTCTTCAAATAACTGGTGATATCGTTCCCCTCTTCATCTTGTTTATTTTCTGGGTCAATTCGCTTTAAATAAACAGTGGTTAGATCACGTTTCATCAGGCGCATAAAAACTTACCACCTTTCCGAGTCGGTAACGATTCAAGCCACGCTGGATATTTAAAGGAATATCTTCAACAAAGGATTGAGAAATGCCACCCTCTGAACGGCTTGATTCTCCCTCTGTGCTTTCACGGTTGAATGTGATAGTAGCTAATTGACGAACATATAACCACATAGGGTCTGCCATTTCGTCACGGCAAGTATAATCAAGGACGATAATAACCGCATCATTGATTAAATTTGTAGCCTTTTCTTCATCAATTCCCAAATCACTCGCTAAGCGATTAATAGAGTTATTTAGTTTGTCATCGCCCATAGATTGTTACTCCTTGTCTTTAGTCTCTTCAATTCGTTCAAGAAAAGAGATACCGAATTCCTTAAGATTGTTTTGAATTTCGGACGCACGTTTTACCGTATATTCAACAACTTTTCCAACTTCGTGAAGTTCTTCGGTTTCAATATCCCTGAAACGCTCTAGTACTTTATATTTAGCCATTTATTAGCCTTGTGGGGCTGTTACACGTACGATTTTAGTGTCATCAACGATAGCCACAACATAGTGTTCATCGCCAGTGAATTGCGTCACTTTCTTAGTGATGTCACGGTCAAACTCAACAAGAACATCACGTTTTAAGAATGTTTTCATTGCTCCAGGCTTAACCGCAATTGGCGCACCATCTGCGATTTTTTTAGAGCGAACAATAGTCCATCCCAATACCTCACCAAACGCACCAGATACGAGAATGTTATCTCCTAATTCAGACGCACGAGTCCAGTTTACGCCGGCTGCTTGGCGCAAAGTTGCCGCATCTTTATAAGATAAGAAAAGTACGCCTTGAGTAAATCCTTGTTCTTCAAGTGCATCAGGAGCTTCAACAAACGTATTCTCTAATTTGTCAATCAATCGCAAATCAACGGTAGCAGTTACCGTTAATTTAGCAGTATCAGCCACAGTTACAATTTCATTGTCAACTGCTGAAGCAATTGCCATACGGATTTGACGTTGAATCTCTCCAACGGGGTCTCCATATCCCGAAAGTACTGCTTCATCAGTAATAGCCATCCCTTTGGCAACTTTTTTGATTGTAGCCGTTTGAGTTGTTGTTTGTAGTGCATCCATTTGAATCGCAGCACCTTCAGCTACCACTTGCGCATCTCCTGAGTATTTAAACTTAGGAAGTGTAATAGTAGAGCCTGGTTGTCCAGCAAGTGTGGTATCAATTGGTGCAATGCCAGCAAATTTAATTGCTTTAGGCAATTGAGCAGCTACCATTTGTCCCATAACTTCGGGATCAACTTGTGAGTTCAAGAACGTTACTACATCGCCAGCAAAGCGTTGCAAGTTCATTTTTAAACGTTTGTTTTTCATGTTTATTTTCTCCTTATTTTGTTGCCTGTTCATAGGCTTTTGGGTTAGTTTTCTTAAGTGCTAGCACTTCTTCATAAGACATTGATGAAATGTCAGCCTTTTTAGATGGTAGTGAACCAGTACCAAGTGGATCATCAACTGAAGCAGCTAATTTTTTATTTACTGCCGCTTCTAGTGCCTTATCCCACTCCGATTTAAAGTGCTTGACATCTTCAATGGCTTCTTCAGCAGTATTCCCTTGAATACGAGAAGCAAAAGTACTCGGAATACCAATTTCTTGAAGCTGTTTGCCTTTTTCTACAAGCAATTGTTCTTGACGAAAAGCGGCTTTTTCTTTTTCAAATTCCTCTTTTTCTTTTTGAATAAGAGCTTGTTGGCGTTCTTCTTCTGAAAGTTTGGCAAGACGAGCAGCTTCATTTTTTTCTTCTTCCAATTCCTTTTGCCAACGGCTTCGTTTAGACTTAACAATAGAATCCACATCAGTATCATCTTTAAGCCCAAACTTTTCTTTGACTGCTGCAACTTGCTCATCTGTCAGCTCTTCAGGATTGAATTCAGGAGGAGTAGGTTGGCCAGTTCCTTCTCCATTTTCACCACCTTCTTGTCCATCCGCAAAGAGTTGTAAGTTGAGTTTGAGCAATTCACTGCCACAAAGTGTTTTGAATTTCATTGTGTTATTCCTTTCCATAGCTTTTAAAGTGGTTCAATGCTTGCACTTCCGAAGCTTTTAATGTCATCACGCTTGGACATAAGAAAAGCGCCTGTCAGTGACAAACGCTCTATATTTTTAAGTAGTTGTTATTTCACGCATAACTGCGAGATATTAGATCACCTCATTTGCTACTTTTAAAATCAACATCTGGATGCATTGATTTTAATTTATCCATCCATTCGTTGTAAGTTGTACTTCCTTTAATATCAAATGTTTTACCAGTGATAGGGTCAAGTGCCTTGCGAGGTATGTTATTGAGTCGTTCTGAATACATCGAAGCAACTGAACGACACCACGGATGGAAAGGCGGGTAAGTCCCCTCTGCGCCATTTACAACAGCCTCAGAGACTAGATAAACTTTATGGTCTTTATGCCTGCATATTTGAGAAGTTCGTAAGTCTAAAATAGCCACAATCATATACTTCTCTACGCCATTATCTCGCCACGATTTGAGCTTTGCTTGGTTAGCCATATAATTAGCCTCTGTGCGTATCAAACGCCTAGCAACGTTCATTGAGCGGTCAAATTCACTAGCGATAGCCTTTGCCATCTGAAACTCACTCATTCCAGTCAAAGCTTCAACTGTAAATAGTTGTTCCAATCGTTTTGCTAAGGCTTCAGTATCTCCCCATAATCTTTTAGAGTAGTTACTACCTACCCAACGACTATCAAGTATATTTTCCACAGCTTTTGTGGATAACTCTTTGAACTTATAGTCTTTTTTATTCCAGACTTCTTTAACAATACCATTCTTAGCATTTGCTTGAGCTTCACGAATAATCGTTTCAGCAGTAGTTTCTTTGTAAGCTTCATTAATCGTATCAACATAAAAAGATGTCTGCTTATCAAGCTGTACGTCTGCTATTTGCTTTGATATTAGATAAGACTTTGCTTTTAAATCTTCTGCACGAGTAATTCTTGATTTAAGTGCCAATCCTGTGAGCCGCTTTTTAGCTGCTTTTTGTAGTTCAGGATTACTAATATCCTTTGCTAACTTCCTCAATTCAACTAATTCAGAAACAGGGACAATTTCATTGAGCATTACTTTAGCTTCACTCTCATCTAGTCCAGTTTGTTGTTTAGTTCGACTAAATAATTTAGCAATTTGTTTTGTTAAATAGGATTGAGCTTGCTTATAAGCCTGTGCTATGACATCTTCAAGCTGCTTTGCACCATCGTTCACCTTCTTTTCAGCTTTAAGCGCTCGTTTTTGCCAGTAGTCAGACATAATAATTTACTCCTCCACTATCACATTATCAGGGTATTGCTCAGCTATTGAAACAACACCTTCATGAAGCAATTCTAAGCAAACAATCTCCTGTTCAGTAGGATCAAGAACGAAGTAACCACCATCACGCTCAAAAGTCCTGCCTAATGCTAAGAGCTTATTGGTTATCGTGATGTATAAGGCAGAAACCCCAGCACATACAATATCATTACCGATATTTGCAAAGCCTGCATGACCTGTCACTTGATACCAGTATATTTGGTTATTGCTCTTTTTGAATTTGGCCGTAATCATTTAGCTTTTTTAGTTTTTCCTACTGGTTTTTTAACTACTTTCTTTTTAGTAGTTGCTGTTTTTGCCTTAGTTTTAGTTACTTTAGGAGTTGCTACTTTAGTGTTTGTTTTTTTAGTTTTATTGTTTGTTGTTTTTGCCATTTTCTTGGTCTCCTTTTTGTTTTGTCTGACTATCAGACTGTTTATTGTTGTTATCTTGATTTTCTTCCTCATTTTCATCAGGTTGATCATCAAGATTAGAGTGGCTTTCTTCTGATTGAACGCCCATAGCTTTCTGATTGAGTTCGATGGCCTCCTCTTTTTCCTTCTGAAGCTGTTCAATTACCTCATCAACATTATCAATGTCTGGTAACCATGAAAGTAATACTTTAAGCGGTAAGATCCCTGCTTGATGAGCCTGAACAATTTGATTAACAATATCAGTTGTATTGATTGGTAAATTAGGTTTGAGATTAATCTTAATACCGCCAATATCAACATTATTGTTGCTTATTTCTAAATAATTCGCAAAGAGAATCAAGCGTTGCCTGAGACCTTTTATCATATACCGCTCTTTAACTGACATAAGCTGCAGTAATCCAAAGAGCTTGTACTTCATTGCCTCGCCTGAAACATTTCCTGAGAAGTTTTTGTCATTCATATTAGGCACATAAGTTACTTTATGAATATCTTCCAGCAGCGCATCACGCAAGACAGCCACTGAATTCTCATCCATTTGTTTAGTAAGATAACTTGCATCTACTTCATTGGGTGGTGCACTAGCTTGTAATAGTTTTTCAGAAGCTAATCTAGCTCCATCTCCAGCCTCTAGAGTGAACCCTCGAATAAATAAAATGGCATCTACAAAAGCTTCCTTATCATTAATACGATCAGACTGAAGTAAATTATAGGCATCAATTAAAGAGATTGCTTGTTCAAAATCTCCTTGCCGCTCTTCATTGTTGCGATACTCAATAACTGGAACAGCTTTAAAGTAGTGAGGCACAGCTTTCAATAGCTGATAATCACCAAAACCAATAGAAGCTGCTTTATATGTTAGTACCCTGTTGTCGTTATAGTATTTGACTAGATAATACTCAACAGCGCCTTGTAAGTTATATACTGGTTGATAATGAACCGCAAACAATGGATTAGCATCAATCGTATCATCTGTAACCAAAAAGATTCCACGTGGGTCAATACATTTAATATCCGCAAATACTTTCCCAGTAAGTGAGTCTTTATTCATATAGATTAATTCATAACCTATCCCAAATACTGACAAATCTTTCTCAAGTTCAGTATCATGAGAGACAATATCAACTTTTGTATAAGCATCAAGAATTGCTTGGATATCATCACTGCTTGTATAAGCTACTGGATTTCCTACCATGAAACCGACATTCATATCAGTTACATACTTTGCGTGATTTATAACGACTTTGTTATTAGGCGCTGCACTGTTATCTTTTGTTCGCTTTAAAATATCTTGTTTTCCGTCATAATAATCGGATAGTTTGTCTAATCTCCCTATAGTACTTAGATGTTGAGAGATACAATAATTTAGGAGTTCTGAAGTAGGACTATCTAAATTCCCTGCCATCTCTCTATTTATTTTAATTGCCATGTTCCTCCTTTAACTAAAACCAAAGCTTGCTTTAGAAGCAATCGTAGTTTTAACATTTCTCATATCTTCGCTAAAAGCATACCTTGTAGCATCTATCGCATGGTTGTCTTTATCTTCAAGCCTTGGCTTAGGGTTTCCGTCTTTATCCACTTGATAGTCTATGTTTTCAAACTCCCAAGCTATTTTAGGAGTTCTTCGTGGATCAATACAGATAAAATCTAAATCATCAAGCCATTGTTCCCCATACTCTACACTATCAGGACCTTTTTTAACTCCTTTAATGTGTGGAACATCATGTTCGGTCTTAAGCTCAGCGATACTCTTCGGCTCAGCAGAATCAGCGAATATCTTATCACTTGAATAACCTTTCTTATGCAACCATTTCCCATATTCTCTATTACTAATCTTTTGACCATAAAGTTCATCAATTGCATATATCCCGTTCTTTTTCTTATCATAGTGCCATCTTACGTGGGCTAATGGGTCAGTAGCATAACCAAAGTCAACTGCATTCCGAATATTATCAAAGTTTGCTACCATGTCATCTGTTATCGAGCTAGGAACAACTTGTAAATTATCAAAAGGAACAACACCAGAACCAATTGCTTTCCCCAAATATTCCCAGTCATAGCGCCTTTCACTTCTAGCTTTAGTTGCTTCAGCTTCCTCTATGAACTCTTTAGAAATAAATGGGTTGTCGTGATAAGTGGAATGATGAACAAAGGTATTTGCTGGTTGAAAAGAAGATTCATATTTCTTGTTCACCCAAGACTGTTTGCGCTTTGGTGGGTTATAGGAATAGAAAAACTTATAAAAAAGACCATCATCTAATTCCCCACGTAAAAGTGAGTTAGTGATAGTCGTTACTTCGTCTTCACTTTTAAACTCTGCTAATTCTTCAATCCAACCTATTGCAAAAGGAAACTTACTATCTTTTAATGATTTAATTCGTTCAGGATTTTGCGCTCCTCGGAATATCATATAGTTTCCACGTGGAATATAAGTTATTCTTAATGGCGATTTATTGAACTTAAATAAATGACTCACACCTTGTTCTTCAATAGCCCACTTCATTTGTTCATAGATCGACTGCTCAAGTGTATTATCAACATAACGAATGCCGACTACATTTACCGCATATCTCATTATCAGTTGAGTAATAATGTGAGCAATATCGGATGATTTACCTGAACCACGTCCACCTTTTTCAACAATATTTAAGATATTACTATTTAATGCTGCTCGCCAAGTAGAAGTAAAAGCTTTAGGAATGAACTCAGATAATTTAGCCATCGCCATCACCCAAATCATCAATAAACACAGGGGTTTCAGTCACTTCTATCTGTTGCTTATCTGTAAACAAAGCATGGCGTTTACCTAAAAGCTCCGCAGCCTTAAGGCGTTCTTTTTCGTCTGGTGGTTTTTCAATAAGCTTTGTTTTACTTATACCGTCACCTACAAATTCTGTTTGAACAACTGTAGATATAGAATTTCCACGCATTACCGATGAGAGGTATTCTATGACTTCCTGAGCATCAGCAGACCTTTCGTTATGCATTATTTCAAGCTGTTCATCTATATATTTTCGAACCTTAGCATTTCTTAGCAATTTGCTAGCATTAACCGCTGCAACTGAATCTTTCTTAACGTTAGGGTAAGCAATTTTATAGGCTCTCGTGCCATTCAGGTCTTTTAAATACTCATCAGCAAAAATTTGTTGTTTATCTGTCATTTCATACCTCCCTCCTATCTTATTTATAAATCCAACAATAAAAGGCCGCCCGATGGACAACCTGTAATAAAAATAAAATAGCAAGTCAGGGAGTCGAACCCTGACAAGCTTAGAAGTATATCCAACTGAACGAATTACATTTTGTTTGCTTTCGCTGATAACTTCATGCTACCATTATCGCACTTAAATTAGGAAATAAACGGGTCAAAAACGGGTCAAAAACGGAACGCAAAATCAGTCCAAAGTATTTCTCCATAATCCATCCCTCAAAGTTTTTTTAAATGATACGTATTGTTTTCTTGCGGCGTCTTCATCTAAGCAAACTCTTATTCCCACTTTATACCAAGATAACCGATGCTTAAATCTAGCAATAATAACATCCTTTACAATTGTCCCTTGTATAACTTCCATTAATTCATCAAGCGTTTGTTTCTGGTCGTTAAGTCTACCAAGTTCTTTGTCAGCTTCTTTAATCAAATAGTTGCGCTCTTGTGGTGCAGTGTTTGAGCTACTCCCACCACTTCCAATTCTTTCCTCATGTTTCTCACGAGTTATCCAGCGTTCTCTTGAATTAATTTTAACTTGAAGCATTCCAGTCATGTAGTCACTAAGTAAGTTATCTAATCTATCTGCCATTTAAAAGGGCCCTCCGTCTGTGGTATAATAGTATTAGATACAATCATGCCGAAGCCCATTGCCGTGGGCTTTTTTTGCGTTCAATTATCCTTTTCCATTAAGTAAAATAAAGTCGTATAAGCAATGACTAAGAGCAGAGCCATTAATAAAAGGAAAGCGACTGTTCCAAAAACTTTAAATATTAATACTTCTCCTATAACAATGGTAAAACCTAAAGTTACAATGCCAATTGCTATCAATAACGATTTAAGTAATTTCATTCCACATGCTCCTCGATATAGGCAACTTTGAAAGCACCGTTGTCACCAGTGTACCAACCTGCGTTGCTTTCTATATCTTGAATTAGATCTGCTAAACTATTGGCTTTAACAAACTGGTATTTTGAACGAAGCTCCCCATCCTGGTCAACAATTGAGTTACTTGCTAATCTAAATATTTTCATCTCCACCTCAATCCATATGTTTATCAAGCCATTTAACGTGGCTGCCACTAGACTCGTCAAGGTCTGAGTGGTTTAAGCGTTTATCTATAATGTAGCACCGCTGACAAAAGCGTTCTTCATGAGTGCCAAATAAATTAACTCTCCATTTCGACCACTTATGCCCGAATAGCTTACACATTAGTTTCATCTAACTGTTCCTATAATCCTAATTCTTCTTTGCGTGCTGCTTCGATTGCCATTTGTGCTCTAATATTTCTTCGCAGTCGTCTATCTTCTTTACTTTCAAATTCTCGCTGTTCTTCCTCAAATTCCTCAAGCTTCGCCTCTTCAAGTTTGAATCCGGGACGACTTTTGCGATATACATCTATTTTCACTCTACGCTTTCCAACTTTAATTGCGTATGTGATATTATGGTCTACAAGTTCAACAATAGGCTTTTTTGATTGTCTTCCCCAACCATAGATTGTAGTTTTGTTTTTACCGAATTTCTCAGCTAGCTCTACTACAGTTCCTTTACCTATGCACTTACTCCCTTTATAGACTTCATAGATGGTTACAGTTTTATATTCCTGTCTTGTCATCATCCTTTTTACCCTCCCAATCTTTTAATCTTGCTTTCCATTGCTGCTGTAACCAGTCTTGATCTGCATCTTTTACTGAGTATTTTTTATCTAAATCTCGATCTCTGTAGGTAAGAACATTTTTCTCTTTTTGTGACGTCATTAAACACCTCTTATTTTGCGTTTTAAGCGCAGTTTATTATTATGTGATTAATCTATCGTGATAAACTTTAAAAGTTAAATGTAACCGTAATTTTCATGAATTAGAGCTATTACAACTCTATTGTTAGTGATGGTAATCTATCGTCAAGGAAGATGTACAACTCTCCCCATGTCATTGACTTTCCATCGTTGTAAGTTTGGCAAATATCCATGTATAGTTTTGATAGATTGTGATTATGTTTAGTTCTTCCACTAATTCTGAATTTCAAATACTTGTAGTTGACGTTAAAAGCAGAATTTCTTGCAAGGCCATATAATTTTTTGATGGTCATGAAGTTTGTTTTTACCATGTTATATCTCGCTCTCCTCAAATATATTCATTCTCGCTACTTTCTTAGCAATTGTTATCGGAATTCCATATCTGTTAGCAAATAATTTTGCTTTCATTTTAAATTCAGGCAGGACCATACCTTTTACATCGACAACTTGATAATCTCGTTAGCTTCATTTCTGAAAACAAAGTCCGCTTTATAAGCTATTTCTCTATAAAGTTTTCCGTTCAATCTGAATTTATCCATAAGAACAAACTTCTCTTGCATAGTCATCCGTTTATCATTTTAATGTTGCAAATAGTAAATTGATTCAGCTTTACTATCAAACACAATGCCATCTACCGTTGTCTTCTTTGCTCCATATTTTGACTTTTTAGTTTGCTGGAACTTCACTTGCTTCTCCAAATCTAGTAATTGCTGGCATATCTGCCATATTTTTAAGTGCTGATATTACTTCAAACGGCTGCTTTTGCATCAGTTTATCTTTTTTCATTCTGCTCAATGGGTAATGTTGCTCTTCCCACTGGTTGATTAAGATCTCGTTCATTTGCTTTTCCTCTTATCTGTGATTCCTTCAAATTTCACAACGCTGTTTTTTGAACCTTCCATAATTCGGGAAACGATTTTATCATCGTATGCCGTTTTCATCTCTTTTCCTGTTAGATTAGATGTAATTATGGTATTTCCTTCTCTTGCATTGTAAATATTGTAGATAATCCCTTGAATCCAACTATTATCCTTTGAGAACGTGCTTTCTGTTCCTAAGTCATCAATCACAAGCAAGTCAACTGAACGCATTAATGTTGTCAGTCTCTCTTCTTCTGCCTTTGTGTCGCTGTAATTCCAGCTATTCTTGATTTCACGGATCAGTTCGCTAATATTCATAAACAAGGTGGAAAATTTCTTGTCTTTGAGATTTTCATTTACCTCTTGCAAGATTGCCATTGCTAAATGAGATTTTCCTCTTCCAGCTCCACCGACAAACACAGTATTAAACTGTTTACCTTCGGTGTACTCTCTGGCTATTCTTTTGGCATGATTGAGCACGTTTTGTTCTTCGAGACCATTTACCCTAAAGGTATTAAAACGAGCAAACCACAGCGATTTTTGCCCAACTAGGCTATGTGTTTTCAAAAGGTTGTATTTCCCATACTTACTATGACTAATGAAGTCTGAATTTGCCTTTTGTTCAGCTCTTGACTGCTGCTGTTTCTGATAAACACCATCTTTTTCACATTGAGTACAGAAAGCCATGCTTGATAATTGCATTCCTTCCGCTGTTAAATCGCCATGAATCATTGGATCATAATTCGTAGAAACAGGATGTGTATATCTAACCAGTTCTACATCTTGATGGTCTTTACAATACATTCCCGTTGGTACCGCTCGTTTGTTATAAAACCAACGCATGTCATCATCTTGTTTTTGTCTCATACACTAGAATCCTAACTCGTCATCATATCCAGTTTCTGCCTTGACTTCTTCTTGGTAATCCATGAACATCATATTTGAAAGGAAGTTAACAGCATTCACGCTATATTGTCCTGTTTCATCCTCAGGATGTTCATTTTGGTAAGACTGAATGTAGTTTTTTGCACCAATAAGCGCTTGTTCTCTTTGAAAAGATGGGAGCTTTATAAACTCAGCAGTTGCAACAGCTCGTTTTGAACGGTTTTTACTTGAAAAGTTAATAAAAGTATCTAGAAATTCAGTAAGCAGAGAATCCGCGTCTCTCTTCTCTATATCTTTCTTTAACTCTAACTCTTTCTCTTTCTCTAACTCTTTCTCTGTTGGACAACCATTGGACAAGCTTTGGACATTGTCCAATTTTTTGCTTGACCTTTGCTGACGTTTGTATCTTGCCCAATCAGTTTCTTGGTCAACAATAGCGTGAACTTGCAACATTTCAGCGTTTTGTTCTTCATCTATCTGAATCAATCCATACTTAGAAAAGAAAGCCAAAGTCATTTGAATTTTCTCGACATCCTCGTCTAATGTGAGTGACAATTCTTCCGACAGGTTGTCAAGTGCACCCTCATAATAAAGAACCCCTTCATTACTTAAAGACTGCAGCATCATGCGTTGATAAATGAGTACCATAGTATCACCGCCAGCGGATTTTCTCGCTTTCTTTATTACTATATTTTTAAAGAAATTTTCGTCTAATTTTAACCAGAAGTATATTTTCTTTTGAGTTCTTTTAGCCACGATCACTCCTTTCTATAAAATTTATTTTCAAGTTTTTAATTTCAAATCATAAAGCTGGCTATGAGTGGTTATGCTATTTAGCTGAATACTCATTGACTTTACGGCTCGTTCCGCCACCCTCCAGCTTGACTAAATACGAATCATTCGTCCAAAAATGATTGTTAAGTTGAGCTTTCTCAGCTCTCTACCTCAGCTTTTAGTGTGGTTCATGGATTGCACATGTGATTTTCTAGTAAACTTCAATGCGTTTACTTAGCTTGGCTGCTTTGCAAAAATCGCATTTCCCACAAGGTTCAGGTTTTCTAATCCCTTTTTTCACTTCGTCAAACCGCTTTATTAAAACTTCAAGTTCTGATAACTCATAACGGAGTTTTTCTTTTGTCTTAAAAACAATCGCCCTTGTGTCTGGTATATCTTCCTTAGTTACAGCATAGATAATTGGTAGGAAATTTTTACCGTAAGTTTGCCGCAATAATTCCTGATAAACAGCCATTTGTAAAACATAGCCATATTCTTCAAACCACCGAAGACGTGTCTCAAACTCTGAACTCCATACCGTTTCATCAATAGGCAAGCGAGTGGTTTTAATATCAACAAAATATCCTTTTTCAATATTCAAGCAGTCGATTTTTCCTTTGAACTCAACGCCATCAATAAAACCTGTTACCGCAACTTCCTTTTCACCCTGATAATAATTCACGAACTGTGAATCATTTTCAAGGGCCTTAATCATCGTATCCGCAATTTTATAGGGCGCTTTAAGCTCCCCTTTGCTTTTACCTGACTTACTGATCATCAGATTACAGTATCTTTGAATATGAGCTTTGTGTGCTTCCGCTGATTCAAAATAACTATGGACATAATTACCAACAATGAGCGCAGTGTTATCATCCTTCGTTTCTGGAAAAGATGAGCTTAATTTTGCTAAAGCTGCAGCTTGGCATTTTTTGAAATCTTTAAACTGCGACACCGACCAATAACGAATTGCAGATTCTAATCCGTAATAATCTTTTCCTAGTAAATCAAGTGGTTCATTTTGCGTTTGGGTCATCGTATGTTACTCCCAAATCTAACTGCTTACTTTCTTCTGGAATTTCGCCAGTTTCTGGGTCAACTCCATTATTATTTTCTAGCAAGTCATCAAGTGTCTCAGCTTCTGCCGTTATATCTACAGGATCGTTCTTCACATCTTCGCTATCGTTATCAAACTTGACCGCTTCCTGCATTTCTTGACTAAGCGGAGCATACTTACTGATTAACTCTTTAAGTAATGTTTTTTGAGCCATCGCATCAAAATCTGATTTCCAAGGACCACTACCAAATGACTTACTGAAACGTTTTCCATGCGCATAGACTTTGTCGTAATTCCAATAAATCAATTTTCTAAAGCCGTTTAACAACTCGATACTTGCAAAATAACCTGCAATATCTCCTCCTGATGGTTGTGAAAAATCTACGTCTAATTGCTCGAATAATGGATCATATCCTTTGAATTGTGACTGATAAATCACGCCACTGTTGATATTTTTGATTTGACCGCTACGAATAGCCAATTGAATTAATCCTTTATAGCCAATTTGAAATTGTGCTTGCCCTTTATATGGGACGATATAAGCAAAACCAAGGCTCTTTTCGATCGGAAGATTAAGCACAGCTGCTTTCATTGCCTCCTGCATAATTGATTTCGGGTTAGTATTTGCCAAAAGTTTATTATCACTTGTGATTGAAATAATACTGTTCACAAATGATTTCGAACCCTTACCCAAAACTTCTGCGAATTTTTCTTGTACAATTGGTTCGTTAAAATATGTTTTTACGCTTAATTGATTAGTCATTTTTTCTCCTATTTATCTAATGTCCACACAGCGCTTTGAAATGGGTAGCCTGATTCGCTTGTTCCATTTTCAAGCTGTGTATGGAACTTGTATCCTTGTTTTCGTAACTCACTGATTCTAGCCGGCGCTTCCCATATTCCAAGGAAAGTCAATGCTTCCCATCTTGTGAGTGAAGCGTGATTATCAAACCATGCCAAAATTCTTTCGTGCTGCGTTTGTCTTTGTTTTGGATCAATAATATTCGCCATATATCCTCCAATTTGCTATAATCGTGATAGAAACTTACTAAAATTTTCTACCAGCTCGCATTCCTAGTGCGGGCTTTTTTATTTTGCAATCGTTAAATTCTTGTTTGTCATTTTCTGGCGGGCAATATCATTTTTATGTTGCATGTTTTCTGCAAACAACTCACGATTTTCTTCTTGTAAATCATTAGCGAAATCAATCCAGTCTTGAAGGCTTTTTTCACAATTAACAAGGCTTTGTTGAGTTGATTCCAACTCTCTTTTAATGCGATCATAATCAGCAAGTTTAAATTTTTCTTCTTCTGTTTTGAATTTGAACATTTTATTTTCTCCGTTTTTTTAACAGCTCCCAGTTTTCAGCAATCCATTTAATAATTGCATCTCTTGGGTATGCTTCCTCGACATCTCCATTTTTTATTACTGGGAAATTATGTGCATACCGATAATATTTATCGAATGTAGGTGCGCTCACTCCCATAAACTCAGCTGCTAACTCTCTAGTTAAAATTGGAGGATAATCTGTATCATTCTTTTCGTTTTTTCGTGCCATAACGTCCCTTCTAATCTAAATCAAAGTATTTAATCAAAAATGTGATAAACCATTTAACGGACTGAGTATATTTACGATTCCCATTCAATATGGAACTAATATCTGTTTTGGCGAATTTATAAGGCGGCTCTTTTATATTTTCATAAGCCCAAATAACATCCTTGTTGCTCTTGCCCTCTCGCTCTAGAAATTCAACAATTTTTAATCGTTGAGAGTCAAAACTTTGCTCTACTTCTGACATATTTGTCCTCCTATCTTTAAAAAGTTAGATAAAAAGTTAGATTTTTTGTAGTTCTCTCTTGACATGCATCTACATTTCGTATAGAATAAAAGCATAGAGAAAAGCCTTATCAAAAACATTTGAAACCGCCGGGAAGCTTGTTTTTAGTGTTTGTGATTAAGTTGTTTTTCTATCGTTTTTTCTAACTTTTTATCTTACAAGAATCATTATATACGTTTTTGTAGTTCTTGTCAAGAGATAAACTACGTTTTTGTAAAAATATTTGTAGGAGACTTATATAATGACTGATACTACTACCTTTGATAGGATTAAAAATCTTGCAGAAAAAAGAGGAAAGTCCCTCCCTTCTGTATCAGCTGACTTGAATTTCAGCGATAACTTATTTTATCGATGGAAAACTTCAAACCCCAAAGCAAGCGACCTTGCGAAAGTTGCCGATTATTTTCATGTTTCTGTTGACTATCTTCTCGGAAGAGAAGAGTTAAAAACAACCAATGAACCAGTTGATTTGAAAAAATTAATCAGTGAAAAAAAGCCAACTTCTTGGGATGATCCTCGGATAAACTGGAATGAGTGGGTATCATTTGATGGTGAGCCAATCAGTGATGATGTTAAAAAAATGTTGTTTGCAATATATGGCGATAAATTAACGGACTAAAAGGAGTCTCTATGAATGAACAGGAATTGATAGAGTATTTACTCCGTGAAATGGAAAAGCATGGTATTCAAATAACGTGTGAACCTAATTTTCCTAAAAACGCAATTGTTAACACGAAAAGAAAATTAATGGTATATAATCCATCTAAAATAACTGCTTTTAAAATTGCTCACGAACTTTCACATGTAATTAATGGGGATGTTTGCAGAGGTGCTGAAAATGACGCAATTAATCCTCAAGAAGCACGGGCAAACCGCGAGGGAATTCTAATCCTTTGGGAAATATTCGAAGCTAATGGGGGGAGCTTTGATTATTTTAATGTCTATATAAACATAACCAATGCACCTTTTGAACTTGCTGAGTCACTGATTAAATCTGAATATACAGAAATGCATAAAGCCATTAACGAGATATTTGAAGATGAAATACACGTTAAACTCAACAAAGAAGAGATGAGACAATATATTGCAGATTACATAAGTTATTTTGATGTTATTGAAACAATTAATATCTATAGTTTTCTCGATTATTACCATATAAATTACAATTACTATGATATGGCTGAGGAAGAATTTAGAAATATACTGGAATCTGCTTAGATAAGGAGCTAGTTATGAAATTTGGATTGCGGAAACCAAGTGTAAAAAAGAGCATTAAGGCGAGAACCACGGCTAAATATAAACGTAAAGTTAAAAAAGCCCTCATTCCTGGTTATGGAAAAAAGGGCATGGGATGGGTAAAAAATCCTAAAAAAGCAGCTTACAATAAAGTTTATAAGAAAACAACTTTCTCGATTTGGGATTTATTTAAAAGCAAAAAAGAGTTATCCAAGGAAGTTACAACCTTTCCAAACGCTCCTCAAATGTCTAATTCTAAACCGGAGCTTACAGCTGCTGAGATAGAAGTGTTAAATTGGTGTCATAAGAAACCAGTCTCAACAAGATTTCCAGAGCGTTTTTGGTTTGAATATGGAATAAAAGAAAATTCAATAATTAATCTTATTAATAAAGAATATATCCATTATGCTGAACCCTTTGAGGCATTGGCTGGACTCACTATTATACAATTAAAAAATATTTTAAAAACAAAAGAATTGAAAATATCTGGAAACAAGAGAGAGTTAGTTGCAAGGATAGAAGAAAATTTTTCTCCTAAATTTTTAGAGCCTCTTATTAAACAAAGAGTTTACTATGTCTCTGACAAGGGGGTTAAATATCTCCATAAACAGGATAAACTACTATCCACTGAATTTAGAACTTCTTCAACTAAAAACAAGAAAGATTCCACTGAAATTAAAAGCATTCTATCTAAAAAAGAAAGAGAAAAGCAACTATTAATTACCTTAGACAGTGCGATATCAAAAAAACAATTTAATACAGCAATCCAAACCGTGAATGAATTATGCAAACTTACGAATGATATGCGCTACCTTCTCATTGCTTTCTGCATAGATATCTGTGGTCTGACAAATTTTAATTTTTTAGAAATATATGGTGTTCCAAAATGGCGTCAAAACCTTATGCATAAAGTAATGAAAGAAACTAAATTAGATCTGGTAGATTTGGAAATTCACCTTCGAAATATTTGGAAAGATATTTATCCTAAGTTTCCGATTTCAATCGTAAATTCAGTTGATGATGCAATTGAATTATTGAATGACATTTTGGGTGGAAATATTGAGGAATTTAACATTTTGATTTCTCGCTTATATTCTAATTTGCCTGACAAGTATAAGGCTGATTGGAGAAAATAAAAAATCTGCCCAAGTTTGGCGACGAGGGGCGGCTTAGATCATATTTACAGTATAAACACTTCAAACGAAGGTGTTTTACTGTACTCAATTTTAGCAAGAAAGCGAGTAAAAATCAAATCATGGCAAATTTTAGAAAACGCGGTAAAACGTGGCAATATAGAATTTCATTCAAAGATAACAACGGTGTATACCAAAAAGAGGAGAAAGGCGGATTTAAAACTAAAAAGGAAGCTGAAGCGGCTGCCGACGAAGCAAAAAAAAGACTAAACAGCCATTCTGAATTTGACAGAGACATTACGCTTTATGATTTCTTTAAACATTGGTCAGAAGTTTATAAAAAACCGCATGTCACAGAAGCCACGTGGAGGACATATAAGCGCACTTTGAACCTCATAGATAAATATATCAACGATAAACCTTTAAGCTCAATAACTCCTACTTTTTATCAATCTGTGCTTAATATTATGGCAGAAACTTATAGACAGGAATCTATGGATAAATTTTATTTTCAAATTAAGTCTGCAATGAAAATTGCTGTTCATGAGAAAATAATATCAGAGAACTTCGCAGATTTTACAAAAGCAAAATCCAAACTAGCCGCACGACCCGTTGAAGAAAAATTCTTGCATGAAGATGAGTATTTGAATTTGCTCACTGTCGGAGAAGAAAAAATGCAATATGCTAGTTATTTTGCATGCTATCTGACCGCCGTGACAGGATTAAGGTTTGCAGAATTACTCGGATTAACATGGGATCACATTGACTATAAGCTGAAAGAAATATCTATCCAAAGAACTTGGGATTACAGTATTACAAATGATTTTGCTGATACTAAAAACGAAAGTTCGAAAAGAAAAATACCTATATCTGATAAAACTGTTGAACTTCTACAACAATATAAAGAAAATTATTGGCACGAAAACAAATACAATCGAGTAATATATAATTTGAGTAATAATGGATTAAATAAAACCGTTAAAAAGATAGCTGGGAGAAAAATACATCCCCATTCACTCCGCCATTCATTTGCTTCGTATTTAATTTATAAAGGTGTTGACCTTCTAACAGTTTCCAAATTATTAGGACATGAGAATTTGAATGTTACTTTAAAAGTTTACGCTCACCAACTAAAAGAGATGGAACAAAAAAATAATGATGTCATCCGAGGGATATTTGATAAACTTTGACCCTAAATGTCCCTAATTTGTCCCCAATTATTTTATTTTACATTTAATTTCATTAATAATTAAACAAATAAACCGCTCAACAGAGCGGTTTTATTATAAATATAATTTAATGTATATAAATATTTAAGGCGGCGATCGGATTTGAACCGACGATTAAGCTTTTGCAGAGCCATGTGTTACCACTTCACTACGC